TCTGCTCTGCCGTTGCACGCCATCGCTCGCGTAACGCTCCAGCGTATTTTCCGTCCACGGACACTGCGTGAATGCTATCCAGATGTCATTCTCCAGAACTTCATAGGGCAGCGTCAGAAAATCCTTTCCGCCATTACTGTAGGTTCCCTGCCGACAGTCAGGCTCTGCTTTCTCCAGGACATTTTTCGCCGAAAGCTGTTTCCACAAACTGCCGTCATCACATACCGACCACGCCTCCCAGTCCGTCAGATACGGATAGTAGATATAGATATATCCTCTGCGCATTGCGCGCAGCGCATAGTGGTAATTTTCGTTTTCCACCGGGTAAGCCGATACTCCTGATGTTGCCCACTCCGGTAACGGTTCTTTAATATATTCAGGAATCACCGCATAGCGTACGGGTAGTAATGCCGGTCCCTGTGACATACAGTCACATTTATGATTTTTCATCCCTGTTCTCCTGCATATTCTAACTGTAAAGTTCTTAATTAATGCTCTTCACGAATTTCATTCCATTGCTTTTCTGTGACATGGGATGTGATTTGAATAAAATTCGCCCTTTCACTTCGTCTATTTATTTCAAGCAGTTTTTTAATAACGCTATGGTTATAAAATTCCGGAGCTACATTAATTGAACACTCACCCCATTTAATAAGATCTTCTTTATCAAAGAAAGCACACAACTCGGCTTTTTTAAGTGAATCTCTTAATATCTTAAACACCTCTACTTCCGAAAATCGTTCACTACTCAAATGCGCTAAGCGATAATTACAAATAATCTTATTTTTTATCCCTGCAAAATTTATATCACGCCAATTGTCAGCACTCAGCGATAAAGTATATGAAAGTCGAACTTGATTATTAGATTTATTTATTTTATTGATAAACTGTCCATCGCCATCAATAAAACTCCACACTTCAACTGGTCCTAACAAACGTCGTTGTTGCCAATCATCCAGGATGGAGAAAAGAGAGATTATAATTGCGGGGTCATAATACCGAAGCAATACATCTTTGCCATCACGCTGTTGGATAGCGACTTTTCCCAGGTAATCAGCGAGATTTATAATATTATCTGCACACGTAAGCCAACCACAAATCATCCTGCCCTTACCCAGCAGTATCTCATTAGGTTCTATCTCTTTCAGGGCCTGCATAATACTTTCATGTAGTATATTACAATCAGCAGGTAAAGATAAATCCAGTGAAACCAAACAGGGTTCAAATTCAGCTGATAGATAACGAGTAGCAACAGGTACCCTTACAACATCCCTACTTTTTATTTTATCATAGAATGACGAATCTTTATTCCTCAGTCTTATAATTGCAGTATCAATCATTAATATGCAATTTCTATTTAACGTTATAAAATGATTAAATATTTGTTCACCAATGTCATCCCCTCGTTTTTGCATTGCCGGTAAGGAGTAATCATAAGTTATTAAAGATTCCTTCATTTGCCCTCCATTAACCCAGCGTCACGGTAGGGCTTTGCGTACCACCAGCAGCATCAATGGCTGTGGCGCAAGGATCCGGTAACTCTATGCTAGCATTCAATGTTGCAGGAGCCATTTTCTGAATTCCAATACTCTTTACGCGAACATTGCCTGGCGCCCCTACTTCTATTTCACCATCTTTAAGCCTGATATATGCACCGCCACAACTGAGTACTAACTCTGTCGCTGCGGTAATAATCACCTGCTCATCTTTGCTGGCTATACTCAACGTTTTCTTTGCCATGAGATCCATTGCATCTCCCTGTGCCTGAATCTCCACTTTTCCTTTGCTGGCAAAAATTTTAATCCCCATCCACTGAGCGAAAAGACTTATTGTTTCTTTCACACCAAGGCGGAATTTTTTAGCGACACTGACATCCGCGTCCGCTCCAGAGGTTACAATGATATTCTCACCTGATGAGAGTTGGATACTGGCGGGAGTCACCTGAGCGATACCGGCAGGAGCAGAAAAAAGTAAAGCCTGTTTCTTGAGGTCTGTCATAGACTCCATCAACAATGCTTTTTGCCTCTCGATATCAGCCAGTTCTGCTTTCGCTTTTTCTGCCGCAGAACGAATACCTTTCGCATCCTGAAGCGCAGCTTGTAAGTTCGCTACTGCTTCATGCATATCTAACTGCAAACCTCCAGCTAATTCCTGACGATCGGCGCTGATAAAAATCCCCTTCCCTGCCCGAATAGCTCCCCACTGGTCTGTACGTAGTTCAAAGCCCTCTCCCCGCATCGCGCGCTGCGCATCCACGTTATGCCCCAGGTTCAGCTGCGTCTTCCCGCCGTACTCAGTGCTGAGCTTGATGTGCTCCTCGCCCCGTTTGTCCTCCATGCGCAGTTTGTTATTGGCGGGCGTGCGGATGACATTGCGGGTGTGGTTTGCCTCCGTCACGTGGTCAGGATGTCGGGAGTCATGCAGCGCATGGGCGATATAGGGCCGGTCCGGATCCCCTTCATGGAACGCCACCGCCACTTCTGTGCCCTGTATCAGCGGGAAGTGAATACCGTAGGTGTCGCCGCCATAGGGTTTGGCAAGGCGTACTGGCATACTTTCGTAGCCCTGTTGTTTATCATCACGATCCGCATCAAACTTAACCCAATAAAGCCCGCTCTGATTCAAATGAGCATATTCATCATTCTTTTTCGGGCTTGAAACACGTGCCATTAGCGTGCCGCTAATCACTGGCCGCGGTTTTAGTGGAGGTCTCCAACAGCGCGTTTCACTGTAAACGGTCGCCATCAACACCACTTGTAGTGCTTCCTTTCGGCTTGCGCTGAATGAAACCGCCGTAACCAGCAAGCTGTTACACACACTGGCAGGAAGCGTTGGGACAGGTGTGGATTCCGTAATATTCAGGACCTGAGCCGGGCTGAGGCTTACATCGGTTGATAATCCAGTGATTGTGGCTTGTGAGGAGAGATAACGCTCATGTTCCAGACGAGCCCAAAAATTCCCTGTCTCAGGCGATGGAGATACCTTATCACCCGTTTCAAGATGGCGCGGGCGATAGTGGTAAACATCCCCGTAAGTCACCCCGTCACCGTCACCGTAAGTCATATCGGCTTGTGCAGAAAATAATATTTTCTGTGCCTGACGATGGTTATAGTCCCCAGCAGTAACCGATGCCTGCACCGCAGACTGGTGGAACTGAATATCCCAGACTGAGTCGATACCATTGTCATTCATTCCGGAGGGACTATTCAGCGGTAATGTTTTGCCAAACTCCCATGCGCTTTGTTTGTCAGCAAAATAGATCACTTCAGTACCAGCATCAGGCTGAAGCCTGAAGAAGAAGAATATTCCCACTTCAGAGAGCAAACGTTCAATAAAGACCAGATCGCTTTCGTGATACTGATTAATTTGCTCTCGTTTTGGATATTCCATTGCCAAATCAAAATTATATTCCCAGTCTTTTAAACCATGCTCCTGTAAAATTTGACTAACAACGTCCGGAACTGACATATTTATAAAAAAACGGTGCGTGCGAAATTGATTTTTCAACAACGCGACAAAAGGTTCAATGATTAACTGATAGGTTGCCTGGTCTTTTGAACCACTTATACGATGGAAAGATGTCACAATACCATGTACCACTTTTCGGGCAGTTAACTCACTTAACTTCCCTATTCCCATGGTCAATGTAGTCGATTTTCTAAGTATCGACTCTGCTGCAATGTCTTTATCATTGCTGGAAAAATGAACTACATATCGATACAGCGAACTCATTTCCTCCGTACCACTAAAATTAATAACATCCAGTACAGACTTGCATGAAGGGATATACAATTGATAACGGTTTAACGTATTTTCAGATATAAATGACATCCCACCACCCAGTGATTCAGACATTCCCATATATTTAACCCTGTAATTTTATAAAGAGCTATTTTCAGAAAGTAAAAGCTACTCTCAACGCATTGTCTTTATTAAAACAACTATATCCGCTTTCTTATTTGTGACAATGGAAAAAGTAAATCGAAGATTATCGCTAGATATCCAAAGCTCTTCCCTACCATTATCACTATAATCATAAAGATGAAAACCAAGACCTGTTAGATAATTACGAATAACTTCTGCATCACCACCGTGAAAAATAATAAGATTTGTTTCCCGAGTACTTCCCTCAGGAGAAATATATTCGAAATAATAATTATTTGAGATCCTTGGGGCCTGCTTGATATCAACATCTGTGTAGAAATAGTAATCAAAAAAATCACTTTCCCGATATTCTAATTTATCTGGCCAGGGTATTAAAAGAGGTGACAAGGAAATCAAAGCAATAGTCACCAGTAATATTTTATAGTAGCTCATTACCATTCACCTCGACAAAAATGAATAATAACCGCCATCCCCGCTGATCACTTGTACCCGACCAGAAGTGAAATCACTCCACGGTTGCACCCATGTCATAAACGAAGGCAAACTCCCTTTATAGGGTTTATGAACAGCACAATTATCCGACGGGTCTGGAAACAGTAATGGTAAAAATCCTTTATTCTTATAATTGCCTATCGGCCCATAAAAATCCCATCGATTCAGTGCTCGCTCTTTACTGACTAACCTTAGTCTTGACTGGTAGTCTGAGGGAAGAATTGCCCTGTAGAAGCCTAAAAGATCAGAGGTAAGATCCTCTCCGCTAAAACCACTGTCGGTATACCAACTAAAGCACCAATTAGCTTGCAAACTTTCAAACAAGCGCGCCGTCGTCATCATCATGGCCAACGCAACGCTGTTTTTCTCACATGCAGATAAACCTTGTTTGATACGCCACTTAACAAACTTTCCTGTACCAAACTGGCGATGGTATACAAACATTTTTTGGCTATAAGTGACTTCATAATAACCATCACAGCCTGATTCACCTCGTTTTATATCTATCATCAGGTTTTTGATATCACTTCCCTGTGCATGGCCTATATCTATCCATCCCAATATTTCGCTATAAACAAGCCCTGTTTTACGAGTCGATGTCCACTCAGAAGGTTCAATAATATCGTTACGTTTACTCATTATTAGCCCTTAACTCAAACTCAATACTACAAGTAGATCGGACAGAATAACGGTAAAGAACGCTTAACTGCTCCAGCCCCTCAAAACGCACCACATCCAGTGCATGCGGGCATGAAGGAATCGTTAAGCTGTAGCGGTTAAGCGTGGGCCGTGATGTTGTTAGTTCCATATTCATAGAGTTAACTCCATTTAATTAAATATATTTACGCACTTATAAAACCATCATAATACTGACCAACACAATTTCCCATTAACTAAAAAATCACAGATAATCATCCCAATTACTACGCACATGAGGCCAGCCAAATCTCATCATAAAATACCCTAAAACAATCAATAAAATATTTCCCGCGCCCCATAAATATCGAAACGCATCGTTAGAAACAAAAAAAACCAAATAGAAAAGGCAATGCCAAACATGCATAATATATTACCCATCAGATATGAAAAATAATACATTAAATATATTACTATTTCTCTAAACTTCCCAGACCTTCCAGAAAACATTGGCAAACCTCATTAAAAAAAACCTCATTTGTATTGTGAAGCTCAATTGCTTTTTCAAAAGGTGAAACAAGATCTTCTATCAGAAAATAAAGCAGATCCAGGTCTCCCATATCTTTCAATTTTTGGTAATGGCCAGGACTCCTTGCAGCCAGATAGCGAGATGTATAGATTGCCCTGGATACCTCCGCTCCCAACGTAAGAAGCGAGCCTATACAAGCACCTGAAAAAAATGCCGTGACCAACCTATTAGAAATAACATACCCAATTTTAACGCCAGTTAGCCCTGAGAAAATCATCCTTCCGGCACTATCCCCAACTATTTTTTCCACCATTAAAGAAAAATCCAGTCGAGAAGAAAAATCATTAATAAAAACCCCAACAACCTGACCTATCAACTCCTTATTAAACCCCACTTTATTAATAAGTCTGGCAAACCTGTATTTGTCATCTGCATTCGCTCTGTGATGTTCTGTATCCATAAAATCATAAGCCAGATATCCCATGCTCACCGGAAATGATATAAGCCCTTTTGCCAAAGCAGCTATAAATCCAGAATCATCAATGTTAATAGCTTCGAGCATATTTTTGGCAAGCTCTTTAGCACCATCCATATTTAGTCCTGTTACGCAACGCATATCCGGTACAATATAAAACCCAGAGTTAGTCTTATCTCTGGGTTTTATTTTTCACTCGCTATCAATTATCAGTTCAATTCCCTCGCCATCACTCCAACTCAAAGTGAGCTGCTGAGGTTTTTGCTGCCGGGAAAGATACGTTAACAACTGCTGGCTGAGCACTGGCAAGATTTGTTGATTCAGCAGGCTATCAATATTCCTCGCCCCCGTATCCGGTAGCAGACAAGCGGCTGTCAGGGCATCAAAAAGGTTCTCAGATATCGTCGTAGTGATGCCGTAGTGACGCAGTAATCGCTGTCTAACTTGATCCAGTTTCATTTGTACAATCGTACGTAACGCAGGTTCACTGAGCGGATGGTAGATAATAGTCTGGAAGCGGGCCAGTAGCGCCGGCTGGAAATGATCACGCAAGAGGGGGCGCAGCAACTCGTGCAGATCGGACTCCGTGGTTTCCGGCTGTTCTTCCAGCATCTGCATCACAGCGTCGCCGCCAAGATTGGAAGTCATCAAAATAACGGTGTTGCGAAAATCAATTTCTCGGCCTTCACCATCTCGCATGAAACCGCGGTCAAATACCTGGTAAAACAGGTTTATGACGTCGCGATGCGCTTTTTCTACTTCATCCAGCAATACCACGCTATAGGGGCGTTTTCGCACTGCTTCAGTCAGGATCCCTCCCTGACCATAACCCACATACCCCGGAGGTGAGCCCTTGAGTTGGCTCACGGTGTGCGACTCCTGATACTCAGACAGATTAATCGTGATCAGCGATTTTTCACCGCCAAAGAGAATGTCAGCCAGGGCCAGCGCCGTCTCCGTTTTCCCGGTTCCGCTTGGTCCAGTTAGCAGAAAAACACCCTGTGGGCCGTTTTCCGGCGTAAGTCCTGTTTTTGATGCCCGCAACCGCTGTGCGATAGTATTTAGCGCGTAATCCTGCCCGACAACGCGGTTTCCCATCTGGGTTTCAAGCGTCAGCAAGTCTGTCTGGGAGTCCTTCATTAGTGAAGACAACGGTACACCGGTCCAGTCGGCGATCACCGTAGCAACTGTGCGCGCGTCTACATCCGGAAACAGTAAAGGATGGCCCTGCTGAAGCACACTAAGCTGCTGCTGCAATTCAATCGTTTCCGCCTGACGAGAAATATTACGGCGGCAGGTCAGCAGTTGCTCAGTGAGCGCTATTTCCTGGCCATACTGGGTTTCCAGTTCATCAAGCTCGACAAGCAGGCGATTTTCATGCTGTTCAATGCTGGCCAGCCTTTCATCATGCTGACCATTTCCTACTGCGAGGTCTGCAAGCAACGCCTGTTTTTCAATTTCAAGCGCGGTGATCTCCGACTTCAAGCGCGTAAGTGGTTCAGGAACGGTATCAAGGCACATCCGTACTCTTGCACCTGCGGTATCCAGCAGGTCGACGGCTTTGTCGGGTAATTGCCGCCCGGTAAGATAGCGGCGAGAGAGCATAACAGCGGCTTTAACTGCTTCGTCGGTGATATGAACGCCATGGTGTTCCGCGTAGCGTGATTTCAGACCACGCAGCATTAAACAGGCAGTGTCATCATCCGGTTCATCCACTTTAACCATCTGAAAACGCCGCTCCAGCGCAGCATCACGCTCAAAATACTGTTTATATTCGCTCCATGTGGTCGCTGCGATGGTTCGCAATTCACCTCTGGCCAGAGCGGGTTTTAGCAGGTTGGCTGCATCAGCTCCCCCCGCCTGATTACCGGCCCCAATGATGGTGTGTGCTTCATCGATAAAGAGCAGAACAGGAGTTGGCGATTGCTGAACGGCATCAATGATATTTTTTAATCGCTGCTCAAACTCACCTTTCACTCCAGCACCTGCCTGCAACAGCCCAAGATCCAGCGTACGTAAGGTTACTGTTTTCAGGCTATCCGGCACGTTACCTTCAGCAATACGCAGCGCCAGCCCCTCCACCAAAGCGGTCTTGCCGACGCCGGGTTCCCCAACCAGAATTGGATTGTTTTTTCGACGACGAGATAGCACATCCACCATTTGCCGAATTTCATTATCACGACCAAATACCGGATCGATATCACCGGCACGCGCTTTCGCGGTCACGTCTAATGTAAATTTATCGAGCACACCTTGTAATGCGGGCGACAAAGTCGACTGGGCCAGATTTCGCCCCGGTTCATCATCAGAGGTAAACTGCGCCAGAGCGGCCTCTTGCTGTCTTTCAGGACGTTCATCCGACTGAACATTTAATAGCGGCAGGAGCCGTTCCAGTTGAGTATGTCCTGCGCTCAGAAGAGGCCACAGGCCGTCACACTTCAGTAGCGAAGGCTTTCCCACCAGCGCCATCAGCAGATGCACACCACGTATCTGCAAATTTTCATCCGTTGCTGCACACAGCCACGCTTGTTGCATTAAAGAGAGGAGTACATCAGACAACTGCGGGCGGCTTTTTACGGAACGAGGCTGAACATCCAGATGCGCCAGCATGATTAGAAGTGAGATAAATGGACAGGGATAAGCGAGATAATTGTGGGATTCTGTGGCTGTCCCGGGGATTTATTGGGATGGTTACTGTAAAACCATTACATACAGTGAAAAAGAAATCGGGCAGAGAAATTTATTCATCTGCCCATTATTTTACTCGTTATCACCAAAGGAAAACAGATGTGGTTGGCGGTGAGCCATCACTTGTTTGTGTACACGGTGAATCAGTTTCCGTAGCCCCCGTTCAGTAATGCCGTATTTCGTACTTAACTCAGCCCAGTTATTCCCCCGGAACTCTTCATAAATCTGCATATCACGCAGAGACAGCTTATATGCGTAGTCACGAGGAAAGGTGAAGTTTTGCCCGCCAAAGTGAGATGCCAGAAAATCTGCCACAGCCAGCCCCAATTGTTCTGCCTGTTCGGATGATAAACCGTAATCAACGCCGGTCTCAGTAATGTGGTCGGCAACTTCAGACAGCAGTTTATGCCGCTTATGCTCCATGGGTGTTGTCATGGTGACCTCCAGAAATCACTTTGCGCCCTGCAGTTCTTCCAGAGCCTTGCGTTCACGTGTCTGCCACTGCTTCAGTGTCTCAATCACACGGCTTGCTGCCGATGTATTGAGCCAGTCAAGGCGGCTGACACCCGTAATGCGATGTACATAGACGTTGATTGCCCGTTCGGTGCGGTCGTAAATAAAACCTTCGTCAGCCATTTCCAGCCACAATGCCCGGATTTTCTTCGACTGATCGTCGGTGGCCGTGAGCTTTTCTTTCTTCTGAGTCCGGACCTTAAACCCGATTTTTTTCATTGCATCGAGGATCTGGTTCAGTTGCCCGATATTCATTTCTCGCGTGGATTCAATGCCAGCGTAGGTATTCAGCAACTGGCGGTAAGTATCTTCATCCATGCACAGTTCACGCTTTGCCATATGGATGATTTTAATCAGTTGGGAACGGGTCATTTACCTGCCTCCTGAGTAACAAGGGGCGAATCCGGGGTATTGACCTTGCCCGGACCATGAGCCAGGGCAAGTGCTGCAATAACAATAAATGAACCGATGACACCCAGCATGGCTGGTACAGGACTTAGATTATTTGCCGACAAATACCCAGCCATGATGGCGAGTAAAAGGCCGATAATGGTTAAAATCAGTGCGCCAATAATCATTTTATCTCCATCAAAGTAAATTAAAAATGAAGAAGCCTGTTAAAGCAGCAAATACAGTTCCCAGAATTAACCACCAGAACCCTTTACGTTCTTGGGATGACTGAAAACGTGAGGCTTCAGCTATAAGTTTTTTATTCATATATGTAAGCCTCTTACGGTTTATTAAAATAATCCAGGGTAGCGATAACGGTGTAATAACCGATAAACCCGACAGCAACCCAGATGACAACGCAGCCCAGTACGCACAGTAAAAGAATATTTCCGACAGTTAGCTTCATGACTTGTACTCCAGAGAAAGGGCAGAATCTTTACCGGATACGCCGTGATTTAAACGCGCTTTTAATCCCTCGTTAAACCCCGCATCCGCTGCATCCTGATCACCTCGACATTTTTTAGCTTCACGAGGATTCAGGTCTGAAAAGTCTCTTTCTTTCCTCAGTTTCATCAGGAAATTCGTCATCAGTGTTTTTTCGGTGTCCGTCACTACAAATGTTTCTATCGTGTGATATGCACCTTCAGCCCACCCCTCACAGAACTGGTCTGCACGTGCTGTTTTGGTAGCAGGTTTAATATTTTTACGTAGTGAAGCAATAAAGGTGCGCCGGGCCTTGACCATCTGACGGGAAAGTACATCAAATGCATATGCGGCAATCTCAGGACGTTCATTCGGACCATAAAAAATGACGGTATTTTTCTTCTGGCCGTTCATATAATTGCGACGGGAGGAGTAATAGCAGTTAACCCCCATTGCATAACAAATTAACTGGCCCAGAAACGTCATATAGCGAGGGATGTTTTGCGCATGAGATGGAGCCCCTTTACTGGCCTTGCTGGTGATATCCATCAGATCGATATCATTCTGGCTCAGCTTGTGTTTACGCATCAATGCCTGCGCCTGATTGAGGGCGCAGGCAGCTTCATGAGAATTCAAACTGCGCCGGGCCAGATTCAGGAGTTTTTTGATTTTAGCCAGGCACTTTTCCGTTTCATTTGTCATTTTCATCACCTGTCAGAGGTTGTAATTCAATATGAATGCTACCCCATGCAATATGGATATTCCGGGCGGCAATGACAGGGTCATTATTCCACCATGTACCCGACATATAGTTTTTCACCTGTTCGCGGCCAGCAATAATACCGATTTTAATCCCCGCCCTGACGTTCTTAAAAAAGGCTCGGGCAAACAGGTATTTGTGTGTAGTTCTGCAGGGTTTTAACGATTTCGTCTTACGCAATAGCATAATTACTCTTCCTCCCGCCAGACTTCCCCACAAATCAATAAAGCGCCAGGTGAGCGCTCATGAATGACGTCTGCGACCAGCTCGCAGGACTGCTTATTCAGATAGATATCTTCAGTAACAGGTAGTGCGTCACAGGCATCTGTTCCGCAGGCTGATACCAGTAAAATAAAACCGGCTAATGTCAGCATAAATTAGTCCTATTGCTAAATCCGGCGTGCAGAATCCCACGGCACTGACGCCGGATTAAAAAGAAATGGAAAAATAAATTAAATAGCAGCGATATTTAACGGTATATTAACCAGCTTCCCGGACTTATCTTTCTCCCGGAAATTAATATAGGTTTTGGACATGGCCACCTGCAGCGATTCCGATATCGCATCCATTGCCTTAATCCAGCGCTCATCCTGAATTTTTACCCTTCGCAGGGAGAGAATACGCCCGGTGTTAAGCTGTCCCTCTTTATCAACCTGGAAGGCATCAGTGACAATCGCCTGCAGGTTGGCATTAGCGCCTTTAGACCAGTCGGTAACACATTCATCAAACAGTTCCTTGGCTATCTGCAGCTCCGGCCCGAACGTCAGTGTTTCCTGTACACGGATGGTAATTTGCTGGCTACCGTCAAAAGTGGGGAATGTCACATTGCCCTTTGCACCACCGCGCGTTCTGCCGAATTTTTCTGCCACAAGGTCAAGCCAAGCATAGCATTCGTTAAATGCACGGTCTTTAAATTCACTCAGATCAGCATTCTTGGCCTTCGCCGCAGCAACCAGCTCCCGGACAAAGCTGTCCATTGCCAGATCGTAATCAGAAATCTGGCTTATCGGGACCATGCGACCTTTACGGTCTTTCATATATTCATCTTGATTAATCGTCGTCATAATATGACCTCAATGTTTAATGTGATTTTACGCCGGGTATTAAAAAATCCTCTTCTACCCGATAACCGCTATTTTTAAGCTCGCTGAGAACAGACTCCTCAACACAAGGTTTCAATGATTCCAGTATGGATAATTCACGTTCGCATGCATCATTAGTGTTTGCGCCCTGCATTTTGCAATAAATACCCCCTCTGGGAGTCAGTGCGATATAAATCTCAATTTTTATTGCCATATTGATTTTCCTTCAGTGAAGTAATGATTCTGACCAGATAACCCTGCACCCATAAATTTCAACTTCCCCCTGGCGATAACGTCCCTGATGGTCAATACCAGTCATGGTATAGCCCGACTTTTTCCCCCTGAAATGACTGACGCACGGACTGTCGCGAGAAACACGAATAACCGGCTTTCCTGAATAAATCATGATGCTGGTGACAGGCGTATTCATTGCATTGAGTGCCGCAATGGCATTCATCAAATCAGCCAGCTGTTGATTAACATTCGGTATTGTTTTCATTTAAACCGCCTTAATAACGTCGGCATTAACAACCGGAACACCGAGCTGCGCCGCCATATTCATGGCTGCAATCACCAGATTACTGACCGCCAGAGGATATAACAGGCTGACAACCCCTCTGCGACCGCCGATATTGTTACTGAGGCGGGCACGGATGGCGTCGACAGCGGTGTTATCCAGCACATCAGTTATCGGCTTTCCGGCACGTTCGAATTTGAACTTCAGAAAGCGCTCCAGCTCTGTGTCCAGCGGCAGCAGTTCAACTACTTCGCAGCGCTGAACCACCTCACGGACTTCCTGGTTGCGTTCAGACAGTTTCATCGCCAGTTCCGGCTGGCCAATCAGCACGATGGACAGCAGCTTTTTAAAGCCATGCTCCAGCTCAAAAAAGCGTTTCAGGTGTTTCAGTGTGGGCAGCGGCAGTGAATGTGCCTCCTCAATCACCAGAACGTGGCTGTAACCGGCGTTGCTGGAGTCCTTCAGCACGCGGTGTAACTGGCGAAAGCGGGCCTCCTGACTGCGTTTGACGTTCTCCAGCGGCGCAATGGTGTTAATGATAGCTTCGGCAATGCTGGCCGCTTTCAGGGTCTTGCCTTTGTTGTCGTTGTCCTCCATTGCGATGATGTAGGGCTCAATAACGATGACCGGAGCATTTTCACGATGAATACGTTCGATCAGGTCGCGGCGCAGCGTGCTTTTCCCCGCGCCGGATTCCCCGATAACCGCCATAAATCCGCCAAAACGGGCCGTCTGATACAGTGCCTCGCGGACGTAGCGAATATCCGGCGTGGTGAACACATCTTCTGAACTCTGCATGGCGTCATCCGCGAACGGGTCACGGAAAATACCGAATTGCTTTTTGGTGACTGGATTTAACACCTGTTTTGCCAGTAACATATTTTCGTCCTCTTCGTTATTTGCCTGTTGCGGGACGGAGGTGCTGGCGGGTTCCGCCGTCAGTACCTCATCAAACGCCCGGGATAACACCTCCCCGAGCCCGCGTGATGCCAGGAATGTCATAATCTTCTGCCGCACTTCTTCAGGGCGACGCTTCGGCCAGATGCCGTGGTTAATCAGCTGTGAAACGGCGGGCTGCGAAACAGCTGCTGCTGCAGCGACTTCCGTCTGTTCAATACCGTGCTGTTTCATCAGGTCTTTCAGTACCAGCATGGGTGCCTCCCGTTAATGGCCGTTAACGATGCTGAGTCGTGGCGCTTTGTTTCCGGCCAGCTCCTGCGCGATGGCGTCAATATCTTCTGCCGGAACGCCTTCCGGAAAGCGACTGACCAGCTGCGCGTAGTGTTCCGGAAACCAGCTATGGCCAGCAGCCGTCAGACGCTCACGCAGTAATTTAGCCGCCTCAACATGGGACAACGGACGCTGCTCGATGCGCGGGCCACGAACCTGACTTTCCTGGCCGCGTTTTGGCAGGTAGGTCGGGTGATCGTTGCGTTCAATATCAAGATAAGGGTTGAACCGTCCCCCGAACGGCAGGGCTTTGCCTTTCCTCGCGGCCTCGGTTTCTTCCTTACTGGCCGTACCGAAGACGTGCTGCTCAACTTCATCAAGATGCTGCTGGGCAATGGTCTGAGGCAGCGGTTTAAAGCTCTCACCGATAACCGGGGCATCAACAGCAAAGCCGTGTTCGTCTTTCTGCACCTCGTCAACCAGGAAGAATGATTTCAGACCATCCTCACCGGTCATCACCACCTGAGCCTGATCGTCACGGTAGAGGTTGCGGGCAACCATCACCCGGTCATTCACACAGACCCCCGGCACAGCGGAAACGTCGTACTGCCGCCCCCGGAAACGCACCCGGACAAAACTGTCCACCTTGCAGCTGACCGGCGCTGACACTGCCGCTTCCCGGCAGACCTCAACAGAGGGGGCCTTGAGCAGTTGCTCTTCGGAGATCAGCAACCATTTATCCGTGCGGGCCATACCGTAACGGCTGTGAATGGCCGTGCGGTTGAACTTCATCCGCCACAGACGCGCCAGACGGTTCAGCTCGTCGATGCTCTCCACCCGGCAGAAGCGCAGACCGTGTTCGAAATCCCGTTCGAGGATGTCACGGGCCTTTTCCACCGAGCCGGTGGCCCGGGCGTTGCGGGCTTTGTGCGCAATCAGCCTGATACCCAGCGCCTGGCACAGATTGCCCATCGTGGGGGACTTCAGGGCTGCGCCGGGGTCGGTGAACAGCACCTTCGGCACCCCGTGCAGCACGTCAGCGCCGCCGCGCTCCTGCATCATGTTGATGAGCACCGAGGTGAAGTTCTCGGTGGTTTCGCCGCCGAAGCGGTACTCCAGGTAGATCCACCCGGTGGTGTGGTCGGTTCCTTCAAAAGACCATACGCGGTCATTGACGACTTTGGCCACGTTGGCAGGTTTGTTCTTGTTGAACTCTTTCTCATCCATAATGCGCAGTCCGGTATCACCTTTAACCCCTTTGGCCGGGTTCTTGAGGTAATAAAGCACGCAGATGGACGCATCCAACTGCCAGACGTGATTCGGGTGGCGGCTGGCCAGCTGCACTGCCGGAGCCGGTGCCCGCAACTGGTCAGGGTGCAGGCGGTACTGGCGCAGGGCGCGGATAATGGCGCTGGCCGACAGAGGCACAATCTCACCGGTGGTCTCATCAAGCCTGCCGCTGACGATCAGACCGTTATCGCGCAGGCTGTTAATGGCTTTTTCCACGCTGAGGGTACGCTTGCCCGTCCCGCGTATGGTTTCCATCAGAGTGCCTGAAATGGTCATCGCCTCCTCGCGGGTCAGCGCGGAGTCACCGGCGTCAGAGCGCTGTTTTCTCGGCTTCTGCAGGCGGACGGCATTCAGTTTTTTGAGTAATGTGGCGCGTGACATACACAATTCCTCGCATGCGGCCTGATACACCGCTTCTTTGTTGCCATGACCGGCTGCACTGGCCGCTTCAGCAATGGCAACGAGTCGCTGAGTAAGGACTGGATTCATAGTTTTTGCCCTTATTTATTGTGATACCTTGAACTCTCTTCCTTTGAGACAGGATGTTTAAATAATGAAAAGCAACGAATACGAGCAATTAAAGAAAGAAACCGACCACGCGGACGACTGGGCGGGTGGGGTTTTTGTTGCATTGTTTGATGTACTGATGGCAATGGCGCATGAGCATCCTGAAGTCCTGAACCGCCTTGAACCCCAGTGGAAAGAGGCATATGACGATTACAATCATGCTGTTCAGAACCGCCACGTAGGGCAGTCTGCCCGATTACTTGAGGCCCGAAAGATGCTTTATGGGATGCTGAAAACTCAGGGGGCATTTGATTTACATCGTCCTGATTAAGCAGACATTTACCATTAGCTCGGGTTGCAGCCTGCAGTAACTGGTTTGTTTTATTCGTCATCATGATTGCTGGCCTCTTGCTGTGCTTCTTTTACCCAGTCCGGTATCACGCTGGTTTCACGGGCTTCCGGCAGGCTGAATTCCTGACGCAGCTCTTCAAACTGCGCCTGAAGGTCATCGAGCAGGCCCGCCATCATGCCGGTATGGTTGATGCCGGTGCGTTCGGTGTGCTCGGTCAGCGCGTTGAAGCCGCTTTTAAGGTCAAAGAACGCGCTGAGAACCCCGCTTTTAAAGCCAGTGACCTCTGTCTCAAGCGCCACGCCTTCTTCGTCCGGTGTTTCAGTGGTGGTACGACGAACCAGACGGGATTTGAGTTCCTCTTTTTCATTGCGCATCGTACCGAGTTCTTCTTTTTTCTCGGCCAGCATCTGGCGACTGATTTCCAGATCGGTCTTCAGCTCTTCCTTCTCGCGGGCATGTTTGGCGATCATCTCTTCGGCCAGCTCAAGCAGCGCGGTTTTGTCACCTTCTTTAGCCACCTCAATCAGGGCGCTTTTCTGGTCTTCTGGCAGGCGACGGAACTGGCGCAGCTCGCGGTAGCCGATGCCCATGCGGGACATGGATTCCAGGGCTTCTTCGCCGAAGGCGGTAAGATTGGCAATATCCAAATCGGCTTTATCCGCAGATATTCCGAGCACACTGCAGAACTCATCCCATGTGCCCGAAAACTCCGAACCGTTCGGTGTCTTCTTGCCTTTGAGGTTGCGGTATAGCTTGTTTTCCTTAACAAAAGCCAGTTTAGAAGTCCGAACCGTTCGGGAAAATTGCTCAAACGCATCAGCCATCTGAGCCTGGCCCAGTAGCTGGTTTAGCAAGTCTCGTTCGTCATTCATCTGGCTGCTAACAGTGGCCATTAGATTCTGGGTGGCTTCCAATTCAGGGCTGAGGGTTGCATCAGGTGCCAGTTCAGTGGTTTGTTGCTTAGCTCGGGCCATTCTTGCTTTTCCTTAATTAGCGACTGCCAGCGATGATGCGCTGATTCAGTTCATCAATACGCCCCTGTGCACGGGCAATTTCATTACTGTGGGCAACAGCGATCTGCAGAACCTGAACACTAAGGGCAAACCTGCCGTTATCGAGTTTCTGGGCAAGCCCTTCTTCTATTAGGGTGTTGAGGGCGCGGTTGATATTTGCCGGAGACTCATCTAAGGCTTTCGCCAGCTCGCTGTTGGAACGGCCACTGAGTGAAGAGCCTTTGAGCGCTTTGAGAACCCTCAGGATACGGCCACCGGATGTGGATGTGATTACCTTGCTCATGTCACATACCTCTTTTCTATATATGAAACACTGTTACACTTATTGCAGGTTCTTCAGGCTGCAACGTTGCCAGGTTTGAGCCCCAGCTTGACGGCGATCTCGTGCGATTTACCGTAGTTGGCTTTGGTCTGGCCATTAAGTACCCGGTAGACCTCATTTCGGGAGTAGCCATGCTCTTCAGCCCATTGGGTGAAAGTGATTCCCCGCTGGCGAAAGAGTGATTTAACTTGTTCTGCAGTCATCGTTGTCCCCTTTGTTGATGCAATGATGTTTGCCTTATGTGTGTTAGATTATATACACAATCGTGTATATAGCAAATAACGGAATGCAAATGTGTATATCTGAGCGGTTGAAAGAGGTTCTTATTGAGAGAAAAATCAACTCAATTAAGCAGTTTGCGGAGTTGACGGAACTTCCATACAGAACAGCGCAGAGTTATCTAAATGGTGATCGAGAACCTAATGTGGCTGGATTAACCAAATTGTGTACACAATTGGGTATAAACCTTAATTGGCTCTTAACTGGCGTTGGTACACGATTTGTATCAGAGGATAAGATCTTTCCTCCAGCCGAGGTTATGTCCTCAGAGAAGCAAGAACTGCTCAATGCTTTTGACGGGATGACTCCTGAGCAACGGAGGGCGATTCTTGAGGTCGGCAAAGGGCTCGCACAGCCTAAACCAAACAAGTTTGCAGGTTAAAAATGAAAAGCTGGGAAAAGTAATGTGGTCAGTATTGCTGACTATCAAAACTGTAGAAATGATTCTGGTAAAGGGAAATGAAATGGTAGCTGTCATCAAGAATGGTCTGCTAAAAGCAGCGGTGTGGGTATGCGTTTTATCTTTCATCGGTCATGCCTCTTTATTGTTTGCGCAGGATGAAAAAAATCTCAGGGACAAATCAAGGCAGGAACTTATCAACCTGATGCTGCAGGACTTGAAAGATCCTTCTACAGCAGATGTTAAGGTCGTGAAAGAATCTCCCGCTCATGGTGAAATAAAAATGATTTGTGGTCTAGTAAATGCAAAAAACGGCTATGGTGCATATATGGGATTCTCAAAGTTTTATGTTCGTGAAGATAAGGTAACTGTTGTCGCCACCGAAGGAGGAAAGAAGTTTATAACCAATGCAATGTGGGATATCTGTGACTATGTTCCTTAGACAGGTGTATTCAAAACTTCATCAAAATCATAGAAATCAAAGTAATGGCATCTTTGGTTAGAATGGCCGGTATCGGCCATTCTCTTAAATGGATTATTAGAAATTGCAGATAACCAGCTCTCTCTTGAGTTCAGCTTTACCCGTTGTCTGCAGGTTGTAGCGAATATCAACCGTCTGAATCCGCAACCCGGCAAAGGTTTCTCTCATTTCTTCGATATCGTTCACCGAAATAACCATTTTCCCGCTGATGGTTCGTGCCAGTTCTGCCATGCGCACATATTCATCCAGCCCAAATTCAACGCCATATCCCTCAGTTTTCAGGTACGGCGGATCACAGTAAAAAAGCGTATGGGGGCGGTCGTACCGCTTAATGCAGGTAGCCCAGTCCAGATGCTCAATCGTGGTTCTGGAAAGTCGCAGGTGAGCCAGCGACAGTTCTTCTTCGATGCGTAGCAGGTTAAGGCGTGGTGCGCTGGTGGTAGTGGTGCCAAAGGTATGATCGGCCACCTTGCCGCCAAAAGCCTGTTTCTGCAGGTAGAAGAAGCGGGCCGCCCGTTGAATGTCGGTCAGTGTTTCTTCCGGGGTATCCTTCATCCATCGATAAATCTGGCGACTGACCAGCGCCCATCTGAACTGCCGCACAAACTCATCCAGGTGATGCTTGATCACCCGGTAGAGATTGATCAGCTCGCCGTGAATATCATTGATGACCTCAACCTTGCTGGACTCTTTCATGAAGTACAGCGCTGCTGCACCGCAGAACGGCTCCACATAGCAGATGTGTGACGGAAATAACGGAAGAATATGTCTGGCCAGGCGGCGTTTGCCCCCCATCCACGGTAATACTGGCAAAAACTGAGATTTCATATTCTGTAAGCCTTTTTCATTGAATGAAAATGCAGTAGGCTGAATCTGTCTCGCGAGACGGACTGAGCCTCCGGTCGACTCACAGGTAATGGCTGTGTGTTGATGGCCTGCGGGATGTTAGTGCATCCCGCAGGCCGCTCTTTCTATCGGGAGCCTGGGAATTGTGTTTCTGAATGAGTGCCTGTGTCGTTTGTCCACGGGCAAAAAATGGGAGTCAGTGAATGGACGTCAATGCCTTAATCTCCAGCCTTACCTCCATCGGCACTATTGGTAAGGCGCTTATCGACGAGCGCGATAGCCAGAAACTGGCGACCCTCAAGAGTGATCTCACGAATAAAATCATTGAGGCCCAGTCCCAGTTCATGCAGTTGCATAGCACCGTCATCGAGCAGCAACGGTCGATCCTTACCCTGGAGCAACGCATCCGCGAGCTGGAGGCTGCTGGCGCTGAAAAAGCGCGTTATCAGCTTACCAAACTCGGAACTCAGAGGGAGTTCTTCGCTTATGCTTTGCGCCCCAGCGCTGAACTTCCGGAGGGCACGGGCGAGGTCGCTCACTTCCTCTGCCAGCCTTGCTTCGATGCCGGAAAGAAGGTCGTTCTTACCGGAAACGGTGAGGGATACTGGAAGTGTTCCTCCTGCGGTCATGGAGCCCAGACCACCCCGATCGAAAGCGTCAGATTCACTACAGGTCGCGGTTACGCTCTCTAATAGTTCTGATTTGTCATTCTCTGAATGATGTTTCATGGCATCGTTTCCTCTGGAAAATGTCAGCGATTAATCTCACTGCATTCTGGTTAATCGTACTATTGACATAATCTGCCCAAGGGCAAATTACTCCTCACCCCGACATATCGCACACTGACTCCTGATTTATTCAGCCTTTGGGCCTTCTTCAGGAGAACCATATGTCACTACTTCACAAGGTCCGCCATCAGCGGCTACGCAACTGGGTCATCCTTGCCGTTGCGCTGCTGGCCGCTATCGCCATCATTTCCCCGGAACAGCTCGGTGTCACACTGTATAAGCTGTCGCTGGTTTCCATCGCCGCCATTCTCGGCTATCACCTTGACCGGGCGCTGTTCCCTTACGCCAGTCCGGGTAGCTATCTGATAGATGACTGGAAAGAGAATCTCGGCAAGCCGGTACCGGTGAGCCGCAATGAGCCTGAATACCCCGTTGCAACGGGCTATGAGCTGATTTTTGCCGCCGTTCTGCTGCGACGGGCACTGATTGTCGCGGCGATCTGCATCGGCGTGACGATGGGGCTCTGATGATGATCCGACTCGCGCTGTCCCTCATCCTGCTTTGCCTGCTGAGTGGTTGTCACCCGGCCCTGGCGGCCAGCATTCCGGTTGAGGCCCGGCAATACCAGCGCGAGCTGACCCGTAATGCCCGTGCTGTCTGGGGGCTTAATGCCCCTGTATCCACCTTCGCCGCCCAAATCCATCAGGAATCACAGTGGAATGCCCGTGCCCGCTCTCCGGTCGGGGCTCAGGGGTTGGCGCAGTTTATGCCCGCCACCGCCAGCTGGATTGCCGGTATTTACCCTGAGCAACTGAAAGACCATCAGCCGTACAACCCGTCATGGTCCATGCGGGCGCTGGTGCAGTTCAACCGCTGGCACTGGCAACGTATCACTGGTACCGCCAGCGACTGTGAACGCATGGCCTTTGCGCTGTCGGCCTATAACGGCGGTCTTGGCTGGGTCCAGAAAGACCGGAAGCTGGCCACCAGTCGCGGGCTGGATGCCAGTCGTTACTGGAACCAGGTCGAAAAGGTGAATGCGGGCCGCAGCGCTGCCAACTTTCGCGAGAACCGGGGCTACCCCCTGAAAATCATCTACACCTGGCAACCGCTCTATCTGGCTGCGGGCTGGGGACCGGGAGAATGCAATGACGTCGACTGAGTGGGGGAAAGTGATCGCCCGTTACCTGCTATGGGGAGCGCTGATACTGGGGTCAGTCTGGTTTATCTGGCATCAGGGATACGAGCGTGGGGAAGCAGATGTGCGCATTGAGGTCGCAAATCAGAAGACTCAGCAGGCCGCCGACTCCCTGAATCAGTTTATCGACGGGGCCAGGCAACTGACTGCGCAGGCAAATCAGGCCAGCACGTTACTGGCACAACAAATCAACGCCCGCCAGCAGGCGGATGAAAAATCCACGGAGGCCATTCGTGAGGCTCTCAAAAAGAACGCTGCCAGTCGTGCTGGTTGCAGGTTTGATGCTGACGTCATGCAGGAACTCGCCGGAGCCCGGGAGAGAGCAGCAACAGCCGCTTCCTCGGGTCTTGCCCGCGAGGATGACCGTTCCATGCCCTCGTCCGGTGTTTCCGGCAAGTAGTGGTATGGACGATCTCGCAGTGGCCCAGAAGCAGTTATATGACCAGTACGGCCTGTGCGCCGGTCAACTGGTTGAAGTCATCAAGTGCGCCCAGGAGGGTAACTGTGGGAATAAATGAACTGAGATTCGACTGGGCATTTTTGCAATGGGCAGTGATGGCGGTGGTCGGTGTCTATACCTGGCTGATTGGTCGCCAGTCCGCCAGCCAGAAGGAATTGCTGGAGCTACGCACCCGCATCACCACCGTTGAGGCGCAGATTAAATCGGTGCCAACACAGTCGCAAATCACCGAACTCATCGCAAAACTGAGCCGTACTGAAGCCCAGATGCACGGGATGCAGGAGCAGATAGCGGCCACCTATCGTCGTACTGAGAATATTGAAGCCTATCTGCTGCAGAAGAAATAACGGAGGACCCATGAACTTTGCCAGTTTTTTGCGTGAGGACCAGCGCCTCGTCATGCTGCGTTTTTTATCCGAAATGCCGAGCTACAGCTCCAACAGTTCTGTCATTTACCAGGCACTGACCCGCTATGGCCACGCCCCCAGCCGTGATCAGATTAAATCAGAGCTGCGCTGGCTTGAAGAGCAGGGTCTGGTGACGGTTGAAGATATCGGGACGGTGCTTGTTGCCCGTCTGACCGAACGCGGCGCTGATGTGGCAGCGGGTCGGGCGATTGTGCCTGGTGTGAAGCGTCCCGGCGCGGGAGGCTGATATGGGAAGAAAGTCCACGATTCACCGTCTGGAGCCTGACGTCCGAGCCCATATCGAGCGCCGTCTGCGGGAAGACCGTATGACGCTGGATGAGCTGCTGGTCGATATCCACGAACACTTCCCGGGCGAGGACGCACCCAGCCGCAGTGCGCTGGGTCGTTATAAGCAGACGTTTGGCGAAATGGTCAGTCGCATGCGCGAGCAGGACCAGATGGCCCGCCTGCTGGTGAGTGAGCTGGGTGAGAATCCGGACGAACGCGCCGGTGCCCTGATGGTTCAGGCCGTCACCACGCTCACCACCCATGCCGCCTTTACCGCCCAGCAGGAAGAAGATCCGGATATTGATACAGTGCGCCACCTTGCCCGGGCAGCAAAAGACGTCCTGCAGTCGCGTAAGGCCAGCCTCGATGAGCGCCGCGAGATTGAGCGTGCCGCCCGTGAGCGGCTGCTGCGCGAGCAGGAAGAGAATCTGAAAGAGACGGCCAGAGCGCAGGGGCTCAGCGAAGACCAGGTGCAGTTCTGGCGTGAGCGCGTGCTGGGGATCAAGTGATGAAACCATTAGCGTCCACTATCCGTACCGTTGAATGGGATGAGCTTCCGGCGCGGGCCCGGGAAATCCCGTTCGGCTTCAACCCGTTTGCCGACGGTGTGCTGATGGCCCACCAGGTGGAATGCCTCAAATTTGATGAGTCCATTCTGGCTATCCCGAAGGGGCGGCGTACCGGTATCACCTTCGCCTGGGGGCTTAACTCGACCCTGATAGCCGGGGCGCAGAAAGCCGCTGGCGGCGACAACGTCTACTACATCGGTGATACCAAAGAGAAAGGGCTGGAGTTCATTGGCTACGTAGCCAAGTTCGCCCGCGTCATCGCAGCCCAGCAGGCGCAGGATGTCTCAGCGATTGAAGAGTTCCTTTTCGAAGACCAGGACGAACAGGGTAATACCCGGATGATTGCGGCCTACCGCGTACGGTTCGCCAGCGGATTTCAGGTAGCAGCGCTCTCTTCCCGACCTGCCAACATCCGTGGTCTTCAGGGCGTCGTCATTATCGACGAAGCCGCATTCCATGCTGACGTTCAGGGCGTACTGGATGCGGCCACCGCGCTGCTTATCTGGGGCGGGCGTATTGTGGTTATCAGCTCAGAGAACGGCAAAAATAACCCGTTCCACCAGTTCTGTAAGGATATCGAAGAGGGGCGCTACGGTGACGATGCCGCCGTGTTACGTATCACCTTCGATGATGCAGTGACGAACGGCCTGTACGAGCGGGTCTGCGCGATGAAGGGCGAAGCGGCAACCGTCGAGGGGAAAAAAACTTGGTATAACCGCATCCGCAACGCCTATGGCCCGCGTAAAGCGGCGATGCGCGAAGAGCTGGACGCCATCCCGCGTGACGGTAACGGTATCTGTATTCCCGGTGTCTGGATCGAGCGGGCCATGCCGGAGGAACGGCCCGTCATCCGTCTCGCGCTGGATGATGATTTTATCCATATGACAGAGGCGGAACGTGCCGCATGGGGTAATGACTGGATTGACAGGGAGCTGCGTCCGGTGATGGCTGAAACCCTGAACCCGGAGCTGCGTCACGTGTTTGGTATGGACTTCGCCCGCCACCGTCACTTTTCCTCCATCGTACCGATGACCATCATGCAGAACCTGTGTCGCGATGTTCCGTTCCTGCTGGAGCTGAACAACGTGCCCTCAGCGCTGCAGCAGCAGATCCTGTTCTGGCTTATCGAGCATCTTCCCCGCCAGTCAGGCGGTGCGATGGATGCCACCGGGCCGGGGATGGTGCTGGCCGAGTACACCGCTGACCGCTATGGTCGCCCGCGTATCGCGGAGATTAGCCTGAACCGCAAGTGGTACGGCTTCTGGATGCCAAAATTCACCGGCCTGTTTGAGGACAGCATGATCATCCTGCCGCGCGATGAGAACACCGCGCAGGACCTGCGGGCAGTGGAAAACATCGATGGCGTGCCGATGGTGGCCAGCCTGGAGAAAAAAGACCTTAAAGACCCCGAACTGGTGCGTCACGGCGATACGGCCATTGCCGGTTGTCTGGCGAACTATGCCGCCCTGAATCTGGCCACTGAGATAGCGTTTGAGTCCACCGGTGAGCGCGATATTTTCCGCGTGCTGTCAGGCTTCGGCGACAGCAGCAGCGCCGGGGAATTCACTGACACCGGGTTCGGTACCGTGCGTGGCATTAATGACTTTGGAGGATTCCTGTGAGTCGCAAAAAACAAAAAAGACAAATGCCATCCAAACCCTCATCCACACCGCGTCCTGAACTGGGGCGCGAGTTTGCCTCGACTGGTGACGGGCGCGATATCACCCGTCCGTGGATTGGTGCGCTGGCGTTATCCGATGACAGCGTTCTGCAGCATCGCGGCGCACCTGACCTGAAGATTTACCGCGAGGTACTGAGTGACGATGAGGTCAAGTCGGCCTTCAGCCAGCGACAGGATGCGCTGATATCCCGTGAGATTAAGGTCGAGGCCGGAGGCGAGCGCCCGGTGGATATCGAGGCAGCAGACGCCATGCGCCAGCAGATAGACGCGCTGGGCTTCGACCGCATCACCCGTCTGATGCATTTCGGGGTATTCTACGGTTATGCGGTAGCAGAACTGATATATGGCGTCCGGGATAACCTGCTGTGGATTGATGACATAAGAGTGCGCGATCGTCGTCGCTTCCGTTTCAGCCCAAAAGGCGAACTGCGCCTGCTGACCCCACAGAACATGATGGCAGGTGAGCCCTGCGAGGGACCGTATTTCTGGTCATTTTCCACCGGAGCAGACCACGATGATGAACCCTACGGTCTGGGACTGGCACACTGGCTGTACTGGCCGACATTCTTCAAGCGCAACGATATCAAGTTCTGGCTGATTTTCCTGGACAAGTTCGGGATGCCGACCGTCGCGGGGAAACATCCCGAAGGGGCCACGCCGGAGCAGAAACGTAATCTGCTGGCGCTGACCCGCGCCATATCAACCGACAGCGGCGTCATTATGCCCGAGGGGATGAGCGTCGAACTGATGTCTGCTGCCCGTTCCGGTGCCGCTGACTACCAGGCGATGTACAACGCGATGAATGAGGCCATCCGCCGCGTGACGGTGGGTCAGATATCCAGCTCAGGGGGTGCGGCAAAAGGTATCGGTGGTAATGAGTCCCTGCAGGACAAAGTGCTGGATTCTATCGTCAAGGCCGATGCCGATATTATCTGCGAGTCATGGAACCGTGGCCCGGGCAAATGGTTTACCGAGTTTAACTTCCCCGATGCCGCAGTGCCGGTGGTGTCCCGCGTCTTCGAAGAGGCGGAAGACCTGAAAGACCGGGCTGAGCGCGACAAAACCATCAGTGAGACCACCGGCTATCGTCCGACGCTGGCCACCATTAAAGAGACCTACGGCGGTGAGTGGGAGTCAAAGCCTGAGCCGGTATCATCTGCCCCTCGCGCCGCTGCGCCGTCGTCATTTGCAGAGCATGGCCCGGACCATAACGAGACCGCCGCGCTGATGGCCGGTCGCCTCAATACCGAACTGCGCCCGGTCATGGACAGCTGGATCAATCAGATAAAAGCGCTGGTTGACTCTGCTGAGACCGCCGACGAGCTGCGCGACGGTCTGACGGCACTGATACCCGATATGTCGCTTGATGACTATGCACGCATTCTGGGTGAAGCCATGTCCGCTGCTGCCCTGGCAGGACGCAACGATCTGCTGGAGGAAATGAATGGCCGGTAACGTCAGCTATGGCTCGCTGCCGTTCAGCGAGCAGATCGCTTTCTTCCGTCGCAAGTTCAGTACTAAGACCGATGCCTGGACAGACGTCTATGGCTCCGCGCACGACAATGAGTTTATGGTTGCCGGAGCCAACCGGGATGCCATGCTGGCAGACCTGCGTACCGCAGTCGAGAAAAGTCTTGACGGTGGTACGCTGGAAACCTTCCGTAAGGACTTCGCAGCCATCGTAGCCCGCTACGGCTGGAGCTATAACGGCGGCTTTGAGTGGCGGTCACGCATCATCTACGAAACCAATCTGCGCAGCTCCTACATGGCCGGGCGATACCAGCAACTGATTGACATGCGCGATACCCATCCGTACTGGGAGTATGTCCACAGCGATGTGGTTGAGCATCCGCGCCAGGACCATCTGGGCTGGAACGGTATGGTGCTGCGGGCGGATGACCCGTGGTGGATTTACCATTTCCCGATCAATGCCTGGGGCTGTCAGTGCAGTGTGATTGCCCGCACCGAAGATGACTTGCGACGCATGGGCAAAGACGGCCCGGATACTGCGCCACCGGTTAAATTCATTGCCCGTGTTATTGGTCAGCGCAGCCCGGGTGGCCGGAGGACCGTTATTGTGCCGGAAGGGATTGACCCGGGCTTTGAGCATACCCCGGGCCGCACACGGTATTTCAGCGAAGTGCCACCACCCCGGAGTGGCAGTCCGGTCGGCGACGGACCGTTCACCCCGGTGGCGGAAGCGCCAGCCACAGCGGCACCGCTCCCGGCACCCCGTCCGGCTCCGGTGTCTGAAGGCGATACTGATGCGGTGGATGCCTTCCTGCAGCTGTTTGGCGCGACCACTGATCGTGATGCGGCGTTCCGGGACCCGACCGGTCAGCGCATTGCGATTGGCAGCGACATGTTCGCGTCGCCGGAGGGCCAGGGTCATATACCGCTGACACTGGCGCAGGCACTGCAACTGGCCGAGGCCATCCGTCACCCCGATGAAATCTGGGCGCAGATTGTCTGGTTGCCGGAAGAGCAGCAGTCGCTGGTGAGGCGCTATTACCTGGCACGCCTGCAGCAGGAAGGTGAAGCGGACCCGCTGTCGGTGGTGTTCGCCACCGGGCGCGATGGCTGGGCCGGGAATATTTCAACTGATGATACGCTGCTGCAGTCGCTGCGACAGGGTATCAGCCTTTGGTCGCGGGAGGACTGACGATGTCGGGTGTGACGCTGACGTTTGATGCCCAGGATGCGCTGAGCCGACTGTGGGATGCCCGGACCGAAATGATGCGCCCGGCACCGCTGCTGCGTTCAATGGGAGAGCGCCTGCTGGCGTTTCACCAGCAGCGTTTCACGGAGCAGATATCGCCGGAGGGCGTACCGTGGCAGGAACTGTCGGCCCGGTACCAGAAGCGTAAGCGGAAAAACGCAGACAAGGTTCTCACCCGCGATGGCTATCTGCGTAACACCCTGCGCTGGCAGGTGAATGCCGATGAGCTGCTGTTCGGTACGAACCGGGTCTATGGTGCCATTCACCAGTTTGGCGGGACCATCGAAATCGCTGCCCGCAGTCAGCAGGCGTATTACCGTCAGAAGAAAAACGGCAAGGTTGCCAGTCAGTTCGTCCGTAAGTCGAAATCAAACTACTCACAGTGGCACACCATTCCGGCCTATAAAATCACGATCCCCGCCAGAAAGTGGCTGGGTGTGTCAAAAACGGAAGGGGAAACCCTTATCGATATGGCGAAAAACTATCTGCAGGGGGCGTTTAACTGATGTCGCCGTCAGACGCCCTGTAACGCGTTCTGGTAGTCGCTAGGCTACGATGACGCAATCCACGCTGGCGACCCGTATTATAATACGTTTTAATACGGTTCCCGGCCCTGTTCCTCCCCCGCGCTGGCCCTCAGATTTAGCCTCCACCCCATTTTTATCTGCCCCTGGGCAGATTACCCCCTGAGCACATTTCGTCATGATGTCGCCATAACCCCTGACAACCAGAATGACGACAGCCATGACGACGAGCACAGCTAAAGCGACACTTGCGGTTTTTGCCCCCGGCACCCACACCGCGATGGATGGCCGGACCATCACGTTCACCCCTGAAGACTGTATTGATCTGGCCAACAGCTACGACCCTTCCGTATCGGAAGCCCCTTTTGTCATCGGGCACCCGAGCCTGACCGCTCCGGCGTATGGCTGGGCGGAACGCCTTGAGTACCGTGATGGCATCGTCTATGCCGCGCCGCGCCAGGTGAATCCGGCCTTTGCGGAAGCCTTCAACGCGGGCAGCTACAAAAAACGCTCCCTCTCTATTTATCAGCCTGACAGCCCCGGCAACCCGAAACCCGGTCATTTCTATGCCCGCCACGTGGGTTTTCTGGGGGCCGTCCCTCCAGGCGTCAAAGGGCTCCCTGATGCGCAGTTCGCAGAGGCTAGCGGCGATAACGGCCCGCTGGAGTTTGCCCTGCCGTGGGAGGCCGACAATCTGGCCAGCCTGTTTCAGTCGATTCGCGACTGGGTGATTCAGGAGACAACTATCGAGCAGGCCGATTCCATCATTCCTCAGTGGCGTATCCAGTCGATTCTGGACTCGGCCACCGATGAACGTAAGTCAATCTCACCACTGGCATATGCCGAGGAGACCAATGTGGACCCGAACAAAAAGACCCCCAGTACGGCGACGGACTTCGCCGAGCGTGAAGCCGCGCTGGCAGCACGTGAAGCCAAACTGGCTGCAGACGAGGAAGTTGCCCGTACCCGACAACTGGAGGAAAAACGCACTGCCACCGTGGCGTTTGCCGATGGTCTGGTTAAGGGCGGTAGCATTCTTCCGCGCCAGAAAACAGCCATTGTCGAAGTGCTGATGAACCTGTCCCAGGAGCCGCTCTCTTTCTCTGAAGGGGAGACGACTATCAGTCAGTCGCCGGAGGCACTGCTACGCGAGATCCTCAGCACTAAACCTGCCGTCGTGAATTTCAGCGAAAAAACCGGCACGGCTGATGCTCCTGTCGATTTTGCCGATGCTTCCGCGCTGGCCACTGCCGCACAGAACTATCAGGCAGAGCAGGCTAAACAGGGTCGCACCATCTCCATGACGGACGCCGTTAACCACGTGAAGAAAGGAGCCCAGCAATGAATATTCCGGGTCTGATCACCTGCCATAAGGCAGAAGTGGCACTGGCTGCGCGTCGTATGGTCACGCATGGCACGGTGCCGGACGAAATCACTCTGGCCGTCGATGGCAGCAAGCTGATTATCGGTGTCACCACCCTCGTTGCTGCCAGCGTCGGGGAACCCGCCGATGTGGTTCGCAGCCAGCTGACCCCGGTTATTTATGGTGGTGATGTTGTCGCCGGTGACCCGCTGACGGCTGATGCCGACGGGCGTGCTGTTCCGGCCACCGCAGGCCAGTTCTATCTCGGCTTTGCGGAGTATGACGGTGCCGAAGACGATCTCGGTTCTGTCTGGATTGCACCAGGCAAACTTCCGGCCGCCAGTGGCGGTTGACAGCTAAACCGGCAGCAGCATCAGGAGAACACTATGTCGCGCATTGTACTGACCCTCGACCAGATACGGAGTCTTTACTCGTTTGCTGAGGGTGAAGGTCAGCCCGCTTACACCATCACCGACAGTACCATCCCGGCTTTTGAAGCTGACGATGGCTCGGTGGTTCCCGAATATACCGGCCTGATTGTTTATTCCGAATCAGAGCAAAGCAGCGTACTGCAGTTAGCTGACCAGTAACCGGCTATTTAACGTTTATGGCCTGTCTGTCCGGCCCTTTCCAGGAGTTCAAGAGTATGTCCAAAGCACCTTTTCCCATTGACCCCCACCTGACGGCGATTGCCATCGGGTACCGTAACCTCTCCCTGATTGCCGACAGCGTGTTACCGCGCGTGCCGGTGGGAAAAGCCGAATTTAAATGGTGGAAGTTCGATCTCGGTCAGGGCTTCACGGTACCGACCACCACCGTCGGACGGACGTCACAACCCAATCAGATTGAGTTTGATGCAGAGGATGAGACTTCCTCGACCAACGACTACGCCCTTGATGCACCGGTTCCGCAATCCGATATCGATAACGCTCCGGCCAATTACGATCCGCTGGGCCGTGCGACCGAGCGCGTGTCCGATATCATCATGCTCGACCGCGAAGTCCGCACCAGCAAAGAGGTGTTTAACGCAGCCAATTATCCCGCAGGTAATAAAGAAAACCTGGCTGCTGCTGACCAGTGGGACAACGACGCCAGCAAGCCAATCAGGAAGATTGTCACTGCGCTCGACAAGATGATCATGCGTCCGAACGTGGCAGTACTGGGACGCTCTACGGCAACAGCCCTGCGTCAGAACCCGTCGGTCGTGAAAGCCTATAACGGCACGCTGGGTGAAGATGGTCTGGTACCGCTGGACTTCCTTCGCGGCCTGCTGGAACTCGACGAAATCGTCGTGGGTTCGGCGTTCGTCAATATCGCCCGACCGGGCCAGAAGCCGGTGCTGGTACGTGCCTGGGCCAACCATGCCGCCTTTATCTACCGTAATCTGCTGGCCGATACCCAGGGTGGCGTGACCTTCGGCTTTACCGCGCAGTTTGGCTCCCGTGTGTCCGGCTCTATTCCTGATCCGGACATGGGGATGCGCGGTGGCCAGCGCGTCCGTGTCGGCGAGTCCGTGCGCGAGCTGATTGTGGCTCAGGACTGTGGCTACTTCTTCCAGAATGCCGTATCAGCATAAGCGGAGGCGAGTGATGGCCGTGACCTGGTATATCTCCCTTGCTGAACTGGCTGACCGCCCGGGTGCGGTTGAACTGTCTCAGGTGACTCAGCTTCCGGGCAAGCCTCCGGCCCGACCGGAGCTGCTGGATGCGGTGTTACGTGGGGAAGAGACCTCGTCATGGTCTCCTGCTGAAGTGGCGGTGGCCCTTGAGGTGGTGGAGCGCATTGGCGGTGCGGTGGAAGAAGCCCAGAACCTGATTGACGGTTATCTCCGCCAGCGCGGTTACACCCTGCCGCTGGAGAAAGTCCACCCGATCCTGAGCAGTTGGGGCCGCTCCGTCGTGCGCTACAAGCTGCATCAGCATCGTATTTCTGATGAACGGACAGACCCGATTGTCCGTGATTACCGCGATGCGATGAAACTGATGGAGCAACTGGCCAACGGCAAATTCAGCCTCGGCGCGACTGATACGCAGAAACCGGCTGGCGGTCCGCCGATGGTGGATGGCCCCGGTCGCACCTTCAGCATGGACTCACTGAGGGATTACGGAAAATGAGCAGCGAACCGTTTTCCATCAGCCTGATCGTCGAGCGCCTGCAGCCACTGACGCCGTCTCCGCTGAGCTTTCTCGGGACCATTGTCGAATACAGCCAGGTGACGGATCTGTCAGGATTTGCGGTCCCCGGCGCGTATGTCCTGATGGGGCCTGAGCGCGGTGTCCCGGGGAACGGGAGCCGCGCACAGATTGCCGAGGCGGTCTTCGGTGTGGCCGTTGCCGTGCGCAACTATGGTCAGGGTGCCGACGGTCTGACCCATGAAATCAGCCCGCTTATAGGCCAGATACGTGACCAACTGATTGGCTGGATACCCGGCAAGCTTGCAACCACCGGTATCCAGTGGCTCAAGGGCGACATTCTGGACTATGACGGCGGCACCCTGCTCTGGATGGATACCTTCCAGGTCAATCATGTTATCGGAGGCAGACGATGCCCGATGTAAAACTCCTGCAGCCGCATACCCATCAGGGTAAGCGCTTTGCAGCCGGTGAAACCATCACCGTGACCGAAGCCGAAGAAGTCTGGCTCCGGAACCATCAACTTATCGGGGTTGCCACTCCGGTCGTCAGCGACACTCAGGGCAACCGTGGCAAAAGCAAACAACAGGAGCCGGAAGACAATGGCACAGTTTGAAACCTACTACTACGGCCAGGGGAAAGTGTTTCTGGCCCGTCGTCTGGCTAACGGGAAGCCTGGTGCATTCCGCTGGGTTGGCGATGTGTCGGCCTTATCGCTGGCGCTGACAGTTGAGCGTCTTAACCACAAAGAGAGTTATTCCGGACGTCGGGGCACGGTGCGCAGCTTTGTCACCAATCAGGACGGTACGCTGACGTCAACCTGGCACGATCTGGCCCCGGAGAATCTGGCCGTGGTGCTTTACGGTGAGCAGGTTGTGATCCCCGCAGGAACCATCACCGGCGAACTTCTTCCGGCAGGCATTGCAGCGGGTGAACGCTACATTCTGGACCATCAGCGCGTCAGTGACGTGGTTATCGGTACCCTGGTGGAAGGGACCGACTACGAAGTGGATTACACCTACGGGGCTATTACCTTCCTGACTGCTCAGACAACTGCGCCGTCCGTGAACTATGGCTATGCTGGCTCGGTGAACACCACACTGTTCACACAGCAACCAGAAGATTTTTACCTGCGTTTCGAGGGGATCAACCTTGCAGAAGGTGGCGCGGCGAAGATTCTGGAACTTTATAAAATCTCGTTCTCTCCGGCTTCTGCACTGGCGCTGATTCAGGGCGACACCTCACTGGCCGGGCTGGAGAGCACTTGCACCGTACTGTATGACAACGCCCGCCCGGATGACCCGACCATCGGTCGCTTTGGTCGCATCATTGATGTTGCGGAGTCTGTCGCATGAGCAAGCAGAAACTCGCCGATACCGAAGACGAACTGAGTGTACTACTCTCCACCCGCAATATCACCATTGCGGGCCGGGGACTGGTCATCCGTGAATATACCCTGGTGGATATGCTGCAACTGGGCGACAAACTGGATGCACTCACCCACAGTCTGGCGGAGGTCATGCAGACACCGTGGCCACCGCTGGAAGAGATTGAGGCCGTGCTGCGAAAGCACGCCAGTGATATCCCTGAACTCATCGCCTGCTCTGTGGACCAGCCCGTTCAGTGGGTGGCGCTGCTGCCCGCTGGTGAGGGGCAGAGCCTGATTGACTGGTGGTGGACGCAGAACCGCCGTTTTTTTATGAACGCTGTCGTCCGGCTGGAAACCATCAGGGCAACACGGGCGAAATTGTCGGCTTCGGCAGCATCTTCGCAACCCTCATCCGGGCCGGGCACGACCCGGGAAGGCTCGGAACCTACACTCTCCGCCAGCTGACGCTGTATTACAGTGAAGCGCTACGGCAACACCGGCAGGCATGTATTGACCGCGTATTTGATGTCAATGCCGCTTTTGCAGGTGGTAACACCGCCACTCAGCGGGTGAATGCCCTGAAATCCTGATCAGGGCTTTTTCTTCCTTCTATATACAGGTGCGTCATGGCCGATAACTCCACCCTCAATTTAATGCTGAAAATCCGCGCCGACCTCGCGGATGCCAGCCGTGCCCTGCAGGGGCTGGCTGGAGATGTGGAAGAAGTTGGCTCTGCAGCAACAACCAGCTCACAGAAACTCGATACCACCGCCCGGGCGCAGGATAGCGTCGCCGAATCAGCCCGTAACCACGCTCAGGCAGAACAGAGTGCCGCCGCCGCTGCGTCACAGACCGGCGATGCCGTCAAGCAGGCGGCGACAGATTATGCCGGTTATCAGGCGGCTATCGCCCGCACCCGTGCTGAGTCCGAATCACTTCAGAACGGTATGGGCGGCACCACGGTAGATATTGATGCCCAGCGTACCGCGTTGACCGCCCTGGTCAACCGTATCGATCCGGTCGTCGCTGCTTATGGCCGACTGGATGATATGCAGGAGCAACTGAGCGCATTCCGGGGCGCGGGTTTGGTCGGCGATGATGACTTTGAGCAGTACTCCTCGCGCCTGAACGAACTGCGCCTGCAGGTGGAAAAATCCGCCTACGCAGCGACCGATGCCGGTCGGAAGGAAGCGGCGGCTGCCCGGGAAGCGGCACAGGCGGAAGCCCAGGCCGCTACCGCCAAAGAACAGTTCATCAACCGGTTGCGTGAGCAGGCCGAAACCATGAACCTGACCACCACTGAGCTGTTGCAGTACAAAGCGGCCCAGTTGGGTATCTCGGCGGAAGCGGCTCCGCTGATCCAGAAAATCACCGACCAGAACGCTGCCATGCGAAAAGGTGGCATCAGCGCCGGGCAGTATGCTCAGGCCATGCGCTATCTGCCGATGCAGATAACCGACGTCGTCACCTCGCTTGCCAGCGGGATGCCGGTATGGCTCGTGGCCATTCAGCAAGGCGGACAAATCAAGGACTCGTTCGGCGGCATTGGTAATACGTTCAAAGCGCTCACAACTCTTATCACCCCTGCTCGCATTGCGATGGGGGGGCTGGTTGGGATTGTCGCGGCTGCAGGGATTGCGGCTGTTTCGGCGATGAATGACCAGGATGAGTTCAATCGCTCGATCCAGAAAACCGGCAACTATGCAGGTGTGACCTCCGGCGAGCTGGAGCTGATGGCACAGCAAGGTGGCCAGTTGCGCGGTAATTACAGCAAGGTCCGCGATATCCTGAATGGGCTTGTTAGCAGTGGTCGGTTTACCGGTGAAACGCTGACCTCAGTCGCTCAGGCTGCCTCTCTGATGGCGGAGCTCTCTGGTGACTCGGCGGAGCAGGTCGTCTCTAACTTCCTTAAAATGAGCGACGGTGCAACAACATGGGCAGCGAATACTAACCAACAATATCATTTTCTGGATCTGGAGACCTATCAGCGAATCCAGAGCCTGGAAGATCAGGGGCGAAAAGAGGAAGCGATTGAGCTGGCCTCTCAAGCATTTAAAAAGGCAAGTGAGGAACGTTTACGCCAGATTGAACAACAACTGAACTGGGTTGCCCGAGGCTGGAAAAATGTAAAAGATGCCGCTATTGATGCCTGGGAAGGTATCAAAGGTGATGTATCTGCAACTCTGGGTATCGACAGCCTTGACGAGAAGATTGCCCGTCTTGAAAGACGCGCTAAAGTGGGGACCTATATCGGTCCTGTACTTGTACCATCAATAGGGGCTGAGAAGGCTGAGCTTGATTCCCTCAAACAAAAGCGTGAAGATCTTCGAAAAATCGCGCAACTGGAGGCGAAGAAAAAACAAACTGACGCGGAGACCATCACTGCGGCAGATAAGTTGGGCAGTATCTGGAAAGGCAACCGTTCCGAGCTTGAAAAAGAAGCCGACGCAGTAGAAGAAACCCGTAAGAACTATGAAACGTTGTGGAAGAGCGCCAGTGGTCGGGACATGCTTCAGTCCCGTGGCGTCACCTCCACCGACGGTAAAAACTTTTCCGGCGGTCAGTGGGATACCGACACGAAAGCGCTGGATAAATCTGGCCAGAAGGCGGAGCAGTACAACAAACAACTGCAGCAGACGCTGAACCAGAAAAAAGCCATCACCGAGCTGGACCGCGTCGAGGCTGAAATCCGCAACGGCGCGCTATCTAATGCAACCAAAGCCCGGCAGGATGAAGCCCGGGCGCTGGCCAAAAAAATTGATGCGGCCAACGCGGCCAACAAGGCGACAAAGGAAGGTCAGTCGCTGGCCAAACAGCAGGAAACCTCCAATAAAAACTTCGTCAAACAGCTTGAGGATCAAGCAGCAAAACGCACTCAGGGTGCTGCCGCTACCCGCGCCCAGGAGATTGCGACCCGCAACCTGACCGCCGGGCAGCGCCGTCAGGCCGAAGCGGCGAACGCAGCCATCACTGCCCAGGAGTTTAAGGGCCAGAACCTCCAGCTGCAGCTGGAATATATGCGCGATACCGGCGACACCGCTGGTGCATCGATGCTCGAGCTGCAGAATCGCGTATCTGACCTGCGCCGCGAGTTTGAAGCCAGCGGTAACACTGAAGGGCTGAACTGGCTTGATAAGCTGTTGCCGGTCGCTGAAACCAAAATCCGCGTCGATGACCTTAAAAAACAGCTCGACGACCTGTTCACATACCAGTCCCAGCAGGAAACCAGCATTCAGGCGCAGGTTCAGGGTGGCCTGCTTAATGAGATTCAGGGGCGGCAGCGCCTCGTCCAGCTTCACCAGGAAGTTGGCGACAAAATCAAGGGCTACCTCCCGCAACTGAAAGAGATGGCCACCGCCCCCGGTGAAGCCGGTGACAAAATCCGGGAGATGATCCGCCAGCTCGAAGAAGAACTCGGCAAGCTTAATCAGGCAGGTAACGAACTGACCCAGGCATTCCGCGACGGTCTGCAGAGCGGTATCGAGAGTTCCCTGATGGGGCTGGCCAAAGGCACCATGAACCTGCGTGATGCAGTGAAAAACCTCGCCCTCACCATTATTAACAGTATGGCGCAGCTGGCCGCGCAGCAGCTGGCGCAGATGGCCACTTCCAGCCTTATAGGGAGCAGCGGCGGTATCGGCGGTCTTCTTGGCAGTGTGTTTGCGGCTGATGGTGGTCAGGTTCGCGGTCCGGGCAGCACCACCTCGGATTCCATTCCGGCGATGCTCTCCGACCAGGAGTTTGTGACCCGCGCCGCTGTGGTTCAGCAGCCCGGTGCGCTGGACTTCCTGCACGCGTTCAACCGCCACGGTATGGATGCGGTCAGGGGCTGGTTGCCCCGCGTTCGGCATGCCACCGGTGGTCTGGCTGGCATCCCCGCGCAGAATATGCCGGTCCCGGCTACCGTCCCTGAGACCGCGATGGCCACGCCCGCCGCTGCATCGCAGCAGCCCATCAGCCTGCAGCAGCAACTGGTGCTGGACCCGTCCGAGGTTTACACCGCCGGAGCGCAGACGCTGGCTGGCCAGCGCCAGTTCACGACGTCGCTCAAAGCGCAGGTACCGACCCTGAAACAATGGCTGGGGCTGAATAAATGACTATGTTATTTCCCTGGCTGGCAGACCCCGACTGGTCCCGAGGCGTGACTGAGACGCTGGAGTGGAAGACTGATGTGCTGCAGTCGCCAACCGGCGCTGAGCAACGGATTTCCCGTCGACTCTCACCGCGCCGGACGTTCGAGTTCACTGCGCTGGTACACGATACGGGCCGTCAGCGTTTTGAGAATATGTTGTGGCAGGGCTGCGCGGGTACCTGGGCCATGCCGGTTTATCCGGATGTTTTTGTGCTGCCAGCAGCGGTGTCCAGTGGCGCGACTGTGCTCTTCATACCGACAACCGGGCGTGATTTTTCGGTCGGCGGAACGGTGTTGCTGAAAACCGATGTGTCCCCTGATGCAACCAGCCGGATGGCGACCGTTGCCGGTATGACCAGGGATGCCCTGCAACTGGTATCCCCGCTGACCGACAGATGGCCTGCCGGTTCACTGGTGTATCCGGTACGTCCGGCGGTGCTGACAGAGCCGCCGTCGCTGTCCCGTCTCACCGATACCGCGACGACAGCGCAGGTGCGCTTCCGCATCGCAGAGCACAATACCTTCAGTGATTCGCCGGTGCTCACGCAGTACCGTGGCCACCCGGTGCTCGAGGCCGAAACCGACTGGTCAGAATCAGTCAGCGCAAGCTATCAGCCACTCATTCGTGAGCTGGACAACAGCAGCAGTATTCCGTACCGACTTGATACCGCCGGTCGACCGTTCTGGCAGCAGACACATAACTGGTTCACCGTCAACCGTCAGGCACAGACATCCCTGCGTCAGCTTCTGTGGTACCTCCGGGGGCGTCAGCGCCCGATATGGGTGCCCTCCCGGACGCTGGACTTTTCCCCGACATCCGCCATCAGCGGTAATTCAGTAGACGTAACGGGAGCTGGATTTAGTGAGCCAGGTATCCGTCAGGGTCGCCGTGATATCTGCATTATGCTGGCTGATGGTTCGCGTCATTATCGTCGAATTACCGCAGTGTTCCGGGTCAACGGTGCAGAACGCCTTGTGTTTGATGGCAATGCCATTACTGTCGTTCAGCACCAGATTGTTTCCATTTCCCTGATGACCCTGGCCCGCCAGGATACCGACAGCGTGTCTTGGGAGCATGTGACCGACGCCGACGGCGTGGCCCGGGTCGCCACCACTTTTACCGGAGTACGTGATGAGCTGGAGTGATTTTGAATATTCCGTTGCGGATGGTCAGCCACTGACACTGTATGAGTTCCGGCTGGGAGACAGCCTGTTCTGGCGTTACAGCAACGCCGACAAAGATATCGACTTTGCTGGTCAGGTCTGGGAGGCACAGGCTGTCAGCAACAGCGGTCTCAGTTCCGGCAGCAGTGACGGGATGGATATCACCGTTCCGGCCAGCAATCCGGTGGCATTGTTGTTTCGCGCCACGCCGCCCTCGCGGGCAGTCAGGGTACGGGTCATGCGCTGGCACGCAACGGACACCTCCGGCGAGTTCCGGGTTGTCTGGGTCGGGGATATTACCAGCGTGAAGCGTGAGCAAATAGAACTCTGCAAACTGATTACAGCCAGTCTGGCTAGCACGTTTTCCCGGGTGGGTCTTCGGCTTACCTGGGGACGTCAGTGCCCTTATGCACTGTATGACCATAACTGCAGTGTTGATCCGCTTCAGTTCGCCGTTTCTGGGGTGGTCATCACCGCGCTGGACGGCGCGTCATTTACCGTGAATCTTCCTGAGGGGCTGGCCCGCGACTGGTTCTCTGGCGGGTATGTAGAGTTTGATCGCAATGGCTATACCGAGCTGCGCGGGTTGCGGGCGCAGAACGTAAACACGCTGCATCTCTTCGGCGGCACTGAGGGTCTGCAGGTGGGGCAATCTGTCACCCTGTATCCTGGCTGCGATCGCACGATTGCCACCTGCGACGGCAAATTCTCAAATCATCTCAACTACGGTGGACAGCCCCACATGCCGGGCAAGTCTCCGTACACCATCATCAAACTATTTTAGGAGGGCTTATGGAGCCGTTTAGCTGGGCCGCGGTGGCGAAATTCGTTGCCACGCTCATTGCGTCCTATGTGTTGAGTACCGCCCTGGCACCAAAGGCCAAAAATAATACACCGGAGGCGGCGACAGAGAATGACTGGAATATGCCCATGCCTGACGAAGGCACTCCCCAGTGTGTCTTTTTTGGTGATTGCTGGACAGCTGACTGGTTCGTGCTGGGCTACGGCAATTATCGCTATCAGGCCATCAAAAAGTAACGGAGGCGCTATGTGGATCACGATGGAACATATTCGCGCCGGTGGCGGCTGTGCATGGGGGCTAAGGACCTTCTTTTCCCGCTATAACCTCGACCTGCAGGCGTTCATCCGTGACGGCAGGATTGAATCAGACCTGCTGACCGGAACCGGGGACGCGCTGGCGATTCAGATCGTCGAACTGGCACAACAGACTCAGAAAGAAGCGGGAGCATAAATGGGGGGTAAAGGTTCCAAAAAAGTCACCGTTGGTTATCGCTACTCCTGGGATGTACAGGCGGGGCTGGGGCGCGGTCCGGTCAATGAAATTGTGTCGATCATGGCCGATAAAAAGACGGTCTTTGCCGGTACTCCGGGGCAGATTTCATCCAGCACCTCGGTGTACATCGACAAACCCGGCCTGTTCGGAGGCGATGATACCGGTGGTGAGGGTGGCATTCAGGGTCAGCTTGATATCATGATGGGCGAACCGGATCAGGTTCCACCGCCATCGCTCCTGAAATTGCTGACGGGACTGGTGCCGGGATTTCGTGGTGTGGTGACCACATTCTTCAGTGGCCTAGTCAGCTGCTACAGCGCCAGTCCCAAGCCGTGGTTATACCGCGTTCGCCGCACGACTAAAGGCTGGGATGGTGATGTCTGGTACCCGGAGAAAGCCACCATCATGCTGGAGAACACTGAGGGCCAGCTTGATGACGAGAGCGACCTGCTGCCGGACCAGATTACCAATCTGCGGGCCATTCATGCCATGAACCCGGCGCACATCCTGGTGGAATGTGCCACTAATCGCGACTGGGGACGTCAGCTGACGCTCGCCGATGATCTGAACCTCGACAGTTATCACGCCGCTGCTGATACGTTGTACGAGGAAGGTTTTGGCCTGTGCTTCCGCTATAACCGTCAGGACGGGCTGGATACGTTCGTTCAGCAGGTTCTCGATCATGTCGGCGCGGTGCAGTATGCTGACCTCGAAACCGGCAAACTGACCCTGAAGCTGCTGCGCGGTGATTACAGTGTCGATGAACTGCCGCTCTTCACTTACGATAACGGGATTATCGCCGTTCAGGATGACGACAGCGCCAGTAGCACGTCGAATCCGAATGAGATTGTCGTGACCTGGAATGACCCCGTCACTAACTCCGATGGCGAGGTCCGGGCGCAGAATCTCGGTGCAATACAGAATACCGGACTCAACAGCAGTTCGGTCGAGTACAAAGCGATCCCCACACATTCACTTGCCGCCCGTGTAGCCCAGCGAGACCTGGAGACCGCCCAGTCTGAACTGACCCGCCTGGTCATCCAGTTCGACCGGCGCGGCGGTATTTTGCGCCCGGGAGATGTGTTTCGTGTCCGGCTACCTGACCGCAACATCGACAATATGGTCCTGCGGGTGGGCAAAATAGAAGAAGGTGATACCGGTGTCCTGACGCTGACCGTGGTTCAGGATGTTTTCGGTCTGCCATCCACCTCTTACAGCTCCGGGCAACAGGACAGCGGCTGGACACCGCCGGATAAATCCGCCCGACCAGTCACCATCCAGCGGCTTATTGAGTTGCCTTATGCTGTGCTGGCCGGGGCAGTCAGCGAGGCTGACCTGAACTATCTGAAACCAGAATCAGGCCATCTGGGTGTGATGGCCATCGCGCCGACCTCACTCAGTATCAACTACCAGTTACAGACCCGCGCAGCGGGAGCCTCGTTCGCCGCCCGTGGCCAGGGGGACTGGACGCCATCAGGAACACTGACAACTCCAGCCAGGAGACTGGATACCATCCTGCATGTGAGTATGGCTATTTTCCCGGCTGTGGGGGATGGTCTGATGGTTAATGACGAAATTATGCGTGTGGATGCCGTTGATCTTCCGGCTGGCACCATCACAGTCGGTCGAGGTTGCATGGACACCCTGCCGTCAGGCCACCTTGCAGGGGACCTGTGCTGGGCCTATCAGGATGCACTGGACTCCGATGGGCTGGAATATCTTTCCGGTGAAACGGTGGAAGCACGTTTGCTCACCCGAACCAGCACGGAGACGCTGGCAGAATCTACCGCTCTGGTGGGCACGCTGACCATGTGCGGGCGTCAGGCCAGACCGTATCTGCCCGGGAATATCCGGATCAACGACGTCTCATATCCCGATGTTGTGGTCAGCGCAGATAGCTTTACTCTGGCATTCTCTCATCGTGACCGCCTGTTGCAGGCCGACCGCCTGATTGACTGTACCGAAAACAGTATCGGCCCCGAACCTGGTACAGAGTATGTGGTGAAACTGATTGCTCAGAGCACATCTGGCGAGGTCTGGTCGCTAGCCACCAGTGACGCCAGAATCCCGATCCCCTATGTCACCGGCGGTGATGGGGCTGATGTACATACCCTGACGCTAGAGAGCAAACGTGATGGCCTGATGTCGCTTTATACGTTCCAGGCAGATCTTCCTGCTGGTCGTTACCAGGCACTCCCGATCACCGTCAATCTGTCTCTGACCATTGTCGATGGTAGCGACTGGGCTACAGCAACGCCGGAAGATACTGAAACGGGTGCAGTACCGGATCTGCATGCTATTGCCGATGCCGCCGGAGTCACAAACTGGTATCCGCCCGACCTGCTGGCCAGCGGTCTGTCGATCCCGGCAGATGATACCGACTATCCGGCAGGAACGTGGCCAGCATCACCGTTCTCCTTTGGTACTCTTCCGGTACTGTCCGTTACTCAATGGACCGAAACCACCGGGCCACTGACCGTGCTAGCTTTGGGGGGGGATGCCTCTGCGCTGCAGTTAGATTCCTCAACCGGGTCAGCCGCAGCTATCGAATGGGATGCTGGTATTTATCTCTCAGAAATGGATATCACTATTTTTATGACGGACGGTCCCGTTTTGAACGAGGGCATAATATCCCTGACACTGACTCAACGGAGTATCGTACCATGAGGGAAAACTATTATTATGGTCAGGGTAAGGTGTTCCTGGCTCCGGGAGATAATAAACGCGCATTCCGTTGGGTAGGCGATGTTTCATCATTGAAAATAGCGTTTTCGTATGAGCAACAAATAACGAAAGCATCACGGGGTGGACAGCTCTATCAGAATCAGAGAATCATTACCGGGGCCAGCGGCTCCATCAGTTCAACCTGGCATAATTTCTCTGTTGAAAATCTGGCATTGTTATTGGGTGCTCAACCGGTGCATGAGCCATTTTCATTTAATGAACAGTTCGCCTTACCAAATGGGATTGTTAAAGGCGATATTATCGCGCTGCCCCATACCACGGTTTTTAACGTCAGTATTAACGGGCTGGAACGTGATGCAGATTATGTTGTTGACCGCCAGTTCGGCACGATTGAGTTTCTTATCACTCCCAAATCTGAAGGCCATATAGCGGTATACGAACACCTGTTTAACCAGTGGCTACCGTTTTTCTCTGCGAAAATACAGGAATTTTATTTACGTTTTCAGGGGGTAAATATCGCTGAGAACTCAGCACCTGTACTGCTGGAACTGTATCGCGTATCCATTGACCCGCTTGCCACGTTAGAGATGCTCAGCAACGAGAATACTGTTGCGGGTATGAATATGACCTCTCTTATCCTCCCTGACTTTAATCAGCAGGATGAGTCCGTCTTCAGCTATTTCGGAAGACTTCAGTTTGTCACACACCGGAACACACTGACTTATAACGGACGGATTAACTATAACGGAAAGCACGACTATAAAGGTGTTTAATATGTCGAAACTTGAAGAAAATGCAGAGTGGACATCCACGATTTACGAACTCACCGAAGATACTCCAGTTCTTGGTAAAAAACACAATTTACCTGACAGCGGTCCATCAAATTTACAGGCCATCCAACTTGCAAACCGGACTCAGTGGTTAAAAGCTCAGTTTGAGTTCCTTGCAGATAAAATTAACTTCATTTCCGTTCTGGCACGCAGAATATTCATCATTGTTATTACGGGACAATCTAATGCCCAGGGGGCTAATAACGGTGGCCCGAACCCTGCCAGTGACAAAATAAAGGTATTTGATGGTAAGACAGGTAAGTGGGGCAGCAGCGATTATACTAAATCACCATTCTCACAGGCGACGCCTAATGGTAATGGTGGTAATAATAATATCGCTCTGGCCCTTGCCCATCGACTTGTTGATGAGTTAAAGGCTGAAAAAGTTTTCATCGTCTATGATGCAGCAGGCGGACGTCCGATTGAAGACTGGATGGAGAATGGCGTTGGTTCTGAACGTTACGTCGCCATAAAAAGAAAAGTTGAGGATGCGCTGGCAACGCCGGAAATTGCTTCGACAGGTAAAACGGAGGTGGATTTTGTCATTTATGCACAGGGTGAAGCAAACGCCCTGACTGATACCGTAACTTCATATCGGGACAAACTGGCTATTCTGGACAGACAATTTCGTTCTGAAAACTGGATGTCTGATACCACACCATTATTTATTATGGGAATGTCTGGCCTGCATACGCGCTATCAGGTCTGGCAGGCCCAACTGAATTATTGTGAAAACGTTAATCGAAATTGTATTTATGTAAACTCCGCCGGACTTAAAACGCAATATGATATTGACGGGACAGGCGATTATACCCACTGGCTGGGTGAATCACTGTGGGAGCATGGTTACTTCAGAATCTGGCAGGCACTGGAGGAACGTGGTGTCAGCCACAGGCACTCTCTTCCTGCATTTTCTGCCCGTGGTTCAGGTCCGTGGACTGGTCAGTCAATTGCGATTGCCAATTTCGGAAGTCTGGTCAGTTCAGGTTCCACGACCAGCATCTTCCCGGTAAACGGCCCGGCGTCATCTGACGCCATTCACTGGGGTTATCAGTGTATGGCTGCAAATTATGCGCTTGCCGGAGGGTATCAGGTAACGATGGAGTCCGGTGCAAGTTATTCTATAGCATGGGGCCGCCTGAATATGTTTGCTGCCCAGGCGCAAAACTCAGCAGCTTTCGGTTACGGCAATACCATTAATGCTCCCTACGCTTTTGCCGGAGGGAGAGGACATACAATCGCAGATCCTTACTGCGCGGCACTTGGCGGATTCTCTGAATACAAAACCTCGCTGGCAGATCCTGTAAGGTTCCAGGTTGGCATCGGTAAGGCTGAGGCTTCGCCAAAAACCGGTTTTGCCGTGTTTGAGTCAGGCAGGTCACTGTTCGCAGGTAACATTGATTTTAAAACGGATAATAATTCCTCTGTAGGGACGCCGAGCGCCCGCGCGTCAGTTATCTATGCGGGTACTGCTGCAATCAACACCTCTGATATAACGACGAAAAAATCACGTGGAGCGTTAACCGATGCTGAATTACGGGCATGGGCTAAAGTGCCGCCGACAATTTATCAGATACTGGAGTCACTGAATGAAAAAGGTGAGGCCGCGCGGCTACATGCAGGGCTGATTGCACAGGATGTTGCTACGGCGTTTGAATCTGAGGGGCTGGATCCGCGCCGTTACGCGTTGTTCTGTGAAGACGAAATATTCGAAGAAGTATTCGAACCTCAAATCAGGACTGTTTCACGTCAGAAGCGTGGGCCTGGTATTATCCGCGAAGTCACAGAGACGGAGGGACAACAGGTCTTAACCGAGCGACATGTTGATGATGCGCTTCAATACACTGAAATTGAATTCTCAGATGCCGATGGTACTGTCCGAACTGAAATCGTACCAGTGATTGAAGAGGTCGAGGAAACAGTGATGGTTCCGGTGAGCAAACCAGCAGGAAAACGTCTTGGGTTACGTTATGCGGAATGTCTGATTTTCGAAGCTGCGTATCAGCGAGCAGTCAGTTTAAAACTGTCCGAACGACTTGATGCTCTGGAGTTGTGA